CAGAGGCGTCGAACTTGATAGCCCCCGCCTCTTGGATGCGCCGATTGGTCATGGCTCGACTGTAGTGGAGCCGAAACTCATCGCAAAACTGGTTTCACGAAACCAGCGAACTCTTACTCCCCGCCCTCTGACTGTGGCATGTCGTTGAGGTGGTTCGCGCCGCCGGTCCCGTCGTTCTTGCCCTGGTTCGGCGCGGGTGCCTGCTTTCCGCCGGGCGCCGCGACTTGGTCCTGGTTGTTCTCGTTGTTCGGGATCATGACGCCCTCGGGAACCGCGCCGACCAGCTTGCGCCCGTAGATGATCTCCAGCTCTGCGCGGAAGCCCTCCGGCGTGAGCGTGCCGGTGGTCCAGGCCAGCATCGCCGACTGCACCGCACGGTACTCGTCGGTGGCGTCGTCGTAGCTGTTGAAGTAGGCGGTCGCCTCTCTGGCGTCCATCCACTTCAGGAGACGCTCGTCGAACTCGATGTGCTCGGCACGTCGGGTCTCCATCGCCATCCGTCCAGGCAGGTCAAGAGTCTTCGCCGCGCCGTAGCTCGAACCGGCGAGGGCCGTGTTGGCCGACAGCGCGATCCCGGAGACGTGTAGCGAAGCCGCCATCGTGGAAACCACGAAGCCGATCGAGCCGAAGTCGTAGCCCTTGCCCGCGGTGTTCAGCGGAACGAGGTCGTTGTCGCCGCCAAGGGTTGCGGCCGAACCGGCGGCGGTGTCCTTGGCCAACTCCAGCGCCATGTTCTGCTGGCCGGTCTTCTGCCTGCTGGTCGCCTTGAAGGCGAACATGGCCAAGGCGTCCTGCATCTTGACGCCGTTCATGATGAGGTCGCGAATGATGCGCGCCCACACGACGGCGGCAATAGCGTCTGGCGACCCGAACGGCGCGCCGTCGGGCTTGTTGGCGTGGAAGTCGAACGCGGTGTGCCCCTTCAGAACCGGCTCTTCGACGCCGTCGTTCTTCTTGATCTTGTCCGGCTTGGTGCCCTCGTACCAGTCGACGTAGACCCAGTAGCTCTTCTCCTCGCGCTGGCCGGTCAGCTTGCCCTTCTCGCGCACGGCCTCGTTCCGCGTCCAGCGGTAAGCGATGATCTCGTCTTGGTACAGCTCGGAGCGGTGAGTGTCAGTGATCTCCGCCAGCGGAACGGGCCGAAGCTTCTTGGTCCGGTTCTCTCCGACGAGCAGGTAGAGCCCGTCGGAGTACAGCGCGGCCTCACGCCGACGCCGCGCGCTCTTGGAGAAGACCAGGCGCACGTTCTCGCCCTTCTCGATGAGCTCCTTGACGTTCTTCTTGCCCTGGGTCCCGCCGCCGGGCACGTTCTCGTAGTGGATTCCGCCGTCCCAGATGAAGGAGTGGCGAAGCATGAGGCCGTTGCGCATGTGCGGGTTCGGCGCCCGAGTCCTGGTCCCCGTCAGCGAGACTCGAATGTCCATGCTCCATTTGTGGAGGTCGTCCAGGTCCAGGCCGTGGTACTCCTGGTTGGTCGAAGGGGCCGCCCAGCCGATGTCCTCCTGGCGAAGCATCATCACGGCGTTCGAGAGAGCCTCGCTGAGTAGCTCGCGATCGTTCTCGGAATACTCCAGCGCTTCGCCAAGCCGCTTGTGGCGCTCGGTCAGTGTCTCGCGCTTCTTGGGAGAGGTGGTGGGAGAAGATGCCATGAAGCAGAGTGTATCTGAGCGCTATCTGGGGTCAAACTCCTCAGAGGTTTCCAGAAACCACTACACAAGCCGCCGGGAGACGACCGTAAGGCGGTTGTCCTGCTTCTGCATGTGGGCCGCGGCGCGCTTGGCGCCCTTCAGCGACCGGAACTCCTTGGTTATCCCGAACACTCCGGCGTACACCTTGTAGCGAGTCCTGCCGTCTGCCGTGACGACCTCTTCAACTTCCCACCGCTTCCGCACTTCGGGCCGCGGGGGCCAGGAGTCATCCAGCTCCATCGGGTCAGCGGGCGGTTCTGCCACGCTGTTTCGGAAGTTCGGCCGACTCATGCGTTCACCTTTGTCATGACGTAGACCCTACATGACAAAGGCCTACAACGGGTAGCCCGCCTCTTCCCGAGACGCCTGAAGCATGTCCCACGGGTCCATGAGCACAAGGTCGCCCGGCTGGGGCCCCTCCAGCGGCGTCGTCACCGGCGAGGTGTCGATCACGGAGTAGATCAGCGCGTCGAGACGGTCAGGGGAGCCGTCCATGTCCGTGCGCATCTCGTCCTTCGGCGTGATCTGAATCGCGCCGCGGGAGTTGAAGCGGAAGGTCATGTTGAGGAGCTGGTCGGAGACCTCGCGGTCGTCGTAGTCCAGGTCCAGGTCGCCCTCTGCCATGAGGGTGCGGAGCTGGTCGTGGTTGTGCGATCGAGCGTTCGACCACCGGCGGTTGTCTGGCGAACGCGCGCCGCCGTCGACCCCGATGAGGACGTAGACCTTGTTGGAAAACTCCTCCAGCTTGTTCAGCATGTCAAAGACGCCGCCGCCGATGCCCGAAGCGTCAACTCGCACCTCCGCCGCGCCTGCGCTGTTGGCCGCCTTGTGGATGCGCCGAGCCGAATCAACCGTGTCCGTCTTGCCCCAGGAGTCGGCAAGTCGCGCTCGGCCCCCGCGGTTGATGAAGATGACCGACTCGTCCGCGCCGTAGCGAGCGATGTCGACGCCCAGAACCGGCTTGATGCCGAAGTCCTCGGCAATCGAAGTCCCTTGCGCGATGTCAATCACTGCCTGCGGGAAGAATGACGTGTCGTTCTCGCCCGGGAACTCTCCGAGCACCTTCGAGAGCCCGCGGGCGTCCCACTTGACCGAGTCGACGACGACCATCTTCTGCCCGTCGCGCTCGACCGTCCGGCGCCCCAGGTGGTCAAGGCCGTCCGGGTCGAACGGGATGGCCGCCTCGACGCGCATGTCGTAGCGCCGGTCTTCCGGGCGGGTCGGGTCTGGCAGTATCTCTCCGCCGGTCGCCCAGATGCGTGACTTGTGCGCAACCCAGCGCTTCGAGGTCAGCGCTCCCAGCAACTGCGCCTCCATGCGATCGCCCTCAGAGGAGTGCGGGTAGACGCGCTCGCCGGTGTAGACGGGAGTGTCGAACACCGAGACGGTGTGCAGGTTGTACTCGTCGGCCTTGATCTTGTCCTCGAACGACTGCTGGAACTCGGTGCCCGCGTTGTCAGGGTTGCCGATCCCCGTGAAGCGCGAGTTCTCGCCCGTCATGACCGCCTCTGCCGCCGTATACATGGGCCGTCCCATGCCGCCAGCCTCGTCGAACCAGACGTAGGTCATGCCGAACTGCGACCGAAGACCCTGGAACATGGAGACCGCGTCCTGGTCTGGTGGCTTCCGGCCGGAGGCGAGCCACACCTTTCCGATTGCCGTCTCGGAAACCCAACCGAGGTTCTCGTCGATGTGGCCAGGGATGCGAAAGTCGCTCAGTCGGATGGTTTCAGAAACCCGCCCGTGGTACGACTTCAGGTACGCGAAGATCGTCTTCTGAAGCTGAGGGATCGAGGGCGCCGAGATGATTGAGACAGTCTCGCCGACCGGGAAGACCGATCCTGCCCACAGCACCATCTGAGACATCAGCGCGGACTTGCCGACGCCGTTCCCGGACTTGGTCAGCGTGCGCTCTTTGGCTCCGAAGAGCGAGTCGTGAGCGATCTCGCGGATTTTTTCGTAGTTCCGCATCCGAAGAACGTCCCACGCCCAGGCGTCGAAGTCGGTCTGATAGATCGCCAGCTTGCTCCGCCTGCGCACCTCACGCAGAGCCTCGTCAAAGACGGAAGTGTGGAGGACTCCGCTCACAGCTCGATCTCTTCTTGTTCATGCTTGGAGAGCTCCATCTGCGAGAAGCGCAAGGACGACTCCAAAGCCGAATCCCATTCTTCTTCTGACAGCTTGTCGGCCCCAGTCAGCCGACCGCGCATGTGGGTGATGGCGATCTTGATCGCGTCCAGCATGACGGTGCCCTGGAAGGCGTACAGAGTCGAGAGGTCCCTCTCGGTTGCCTCCTGGCGCTTGTCGAGCCGGTTGCCGAGCGACTCCAGAGCGCGGATCAGAATCTCAGCGACTCGCGGGTTCAGGTTCATCTCTTCCAGGTCGACAATGAGCTGGCGCATCTTCATCGTCACCAGGTTGTCCTGCTGTGCCGCGGTGAGCCAGTCAGGGGTGTCCAGCAACTGCTGGATGCGGTTCATGATCTGCTCGGGAGTGAGGATGCCGTCGATCTTGAAGCTGATCGCCTGCGGGGAAAGCGTGTCTGCATAGCGAATCAGTACTTGGTCTACCTCGGATAGCTTCATCACGAGGGTCAGTGTATCGGCAATAAAAAAAATGGTGTCTATGCCTCTTTGTTATGGGGCGATGTGGGTGTGAGGGGGAAAAAATCACAGCAGTATTGCGGCTGGTCACAGCAGTATTGCGGCTGGTCACAGCAAAGTGGCTTGTTGTTAGCTCTTGGTCACAGCAAAGTGGCTCGTTGTTAGCGCGATAGGGCGCGTGCAGCCAAAGCTGTGAGTAACCTGTATAAAGAATGGATGTTTGCTGTTAGCCGTTTGACTTTCGTCGCGAAGTCTGCTAGCAACGGATTCCGTTGTCTCGTCACGCGTATGCGACGGATTCCGTTGTGCTCATGCGCTCACACGACTCATTCCGTCGTCTTGCACCTACATCGTCATCTGTCAAGTGACACGCCGTGACTCAGCATATCCCCAGGTAATGTCGTCGCTACCTTGTGTCATGCCCCCCTGTGCTGTAATGTGGTGATTGTCTCGACTTATGTCCCGACACCCCGCCGGGCGCCCGTCCGCGCGGTTACCCCGGTTTGACTCGATCAAACCGGGACTAGAAATGGAGAATCGATCATGAGCAACGCAACTAGCACGAACCGCACCGCACCGAAGCCGAGCGATGTCGTCGCCGTAATCGTGGAAGACACGAGCGACGGCCTCGACCCGCGCGACGCTATGCGCGCCGCGATCACGCGCATCACAGACGGCGCGACAGGCACCGCTGAGGGGAAGTCATCCCTCTGGGACATCGTGCGTGAGCGTGTCGCGTATTACGTGCAGAGCACGCCCGCAGTCACGCGCCCTGTGCAGAATCTCTCTATAATGCTCGGGGACAAGGATAGTAAGAGCATCATTACC